GTTAATCAAAAGAATGGTCTTCTGGTTGCAGCAGTAGCCAAAGAAGAACAGGCTAATCAAGTATATCTTAATGCTGAAATAGATTATGATTCTAAATATCTAACTTATTCTAATATGGGACAGAACCTGGCACTTGAAAAAAATAATCTAAGTGGTGTTACAGATATTTTAGTAGCCGCTGAAAATGTTTCTCAAACTTGTAGTGACAACAAAGCAATCGCTGATGCCAATCTTCGTGACCTAAAAGCACAATATGGAACTACATTTAGTGCCATAGAGTCTGCTGTAAATCGTGTAGATAATCTTGAAGCACAGATTGTACAAGCAAAAATTGATTTGGCAAATATCCCAAAGCCAAGTGCTCAACCACAAAGAAAAAGCAAGAAACAGACTATTCGTGCTTATGCAGATGGGGTCTACATGGCTAGACAAAAATTTGTGATAAATTTAAAATAATACCCCCAAAGGTATTTGAGGAAAATCCAATCTCAAATATTCCTGGACTGGGGGCAGTACTAGATGGATTCAATGCAATTGGAAACATTGGTGCTGACCTACCACCTGCTGTTCGTGAAAAAGCACAAAAAGTTGTTGTGTCTGCAATTATTGTTACACAAATTGCGGCTCAGGCTGCTACTATGGCTGCAACAAATGCTGCAACTGCAGCCGCTGGTGCTGCTGGTAGTAAAGGAACATCTGGTGGTTCATCGGGTAGTTCATCTAAAAGTTCCGAAGGAAGAAGGAGAGAAGAATGAAAGGATTCTTAATTGATTTATTAAATCAACTTTGGACTTTGCTAGGTATGTTTGTAGCCTGGGTAGTCCTTGAAGGAAGTGCCAAGACAGTAGTTGGATATTGTATTCTTGGAAGTTTGACTCTATGGGCTATTACCTATAGAGCAAGAAACCCTAAAGACAAGGAGGAAGATTAATGAAACTATTTGGTAATGTATTTATGCGTATCGTTGCTACTTTCGTTGCATCTGCACTTGGTGTAGTTGGTGCAGGAACAGTTGCAAGCGGTGTAAGCGGAATTGAAATCCCAGTTTGGTTTAGTGCTGTTATGGGTGGTATTTTGGCAGTAGCCAAAGTTGTAGAACTCTTAGCCCTAGCATTCCTTGAAGATGGCAAACTAACTCGTAATGAGATTAATGCTGCTTTCCGTCAAACTGTTGCTCTTAAAGATGTAGCACAGGATGATGAAACATCTAAACCTAAGAAATAACTTGACAAACCCCTTTCGGTAGTTTATAATAGATATAGACCTGAAAGGGGTTTTTTATGTCAATGAGTTTTGACGAATGGCTACAACATGGATTAACACAAGGATGGGTTGGTCCTGCTGTATGCAGTACACACGATGGAGTTCCTACCACTAGAGATGAAGATTTAGAGTGGGAAACTGGAGACCCATGCATCCATGTATTGAGATTGTATGAAGACGAAGCAACCAAGTTGGCTGTGGAAGAAAATCATGCTCCGTCTGTATGGCGAGCAACAAACAGTGGTTACACTGTATAATTAAATAATGATGGGCATTAACTCAGTTGGCAGAGTGTTCGACTGTTAATCGAAATGTCCCTGGTTCGAACCCAGGATGCCCAGCAAAGCCACCTTAACTCAGTGGTAGAGTGCCATACTTGTAATATGGAGGTCAACAGTTAAAATCTGTTAGGTGGCTCAATGAATGCTATAATAGTATTACTATGAGCAATCGTAGAATACATCTTGAAAGGAAGTATTAATATGCCAGAAGCAATTTACAAAGAACCATTCCCTAAAGCAAAGCGTGGAGATGGATTCAAAAATATGGCTAGTTACCGTACACACCCACACCGTGGTGTAGACTGGTCAGTACCATCACATAGCCCAATTCACGCAATCACAGGAGGTACTGTAATGGTCACTAAGTGGACAGATGTTCTTGGTAACATCGTTATTCAGTCTACTTATGACAAGCACTTTATCCTTTACGCACACCTAGCAAAGCCATCTCCACTAAAAATTGGAGACAAAGTTGAAGCAGGAGTAACATTGGTTGGTGAAGTAGGTGGTGGCAAAGACACGCCCAGCGGTACCGCAAGTACAGGCTCCCACCTCCACGTCACATATGGAACAGTCCAAGACCTAGTATCTGCTGACTTGACCAAACTAAATGACCTATTTGCGAAACTAGACGGAAAGTAAAATGCCAGAATACACTTTTAAATGTCCAACATGTAATAAGATTGATAAAGATACCAGAACTTTTGAAGATGCTGGAAAAGAATTTTTATGCAAATCTTGTAATGCTCCAATGAATAAAGTATATTCTATTGGTGTTGTCAAGTTTAACGGTGGAGGATTTTACTCAAATGACAAATAGCCTAATTGAACAAATTGATAAGAAGTGGACACTATCAGCACTGGATAGATGTGATGTATGTGGTTCACAGGCTTATGTTCAAACACTAGGTACATCAGGGGATTTGCTTTTCTGTGCTCATCATTACGAGGGTATTCTGAACAATGAGAAGGCACAGGAAGCAATGACCAAATTTGCTTATCAAATTATTGATGAGCGTGAACAGTTAAAGGAATAAAATGGCACACAAAGTAGATAGACATACATTACAAGTTACAGACACAAATCCAAATCCAAAACACACTATTTTTAAATATAATGAAGTATTTTTTGGTGGAACAGAAACAATGGCTAGAGGATTTCTTAAAAATATTTTGCCAGAAATGAAAAATATACATAAATATACTAATGTTATTATTCCTGGACATTTTCCACCAATTCAAACTATGGGTTTGACAGGTGAAAAATATATTTTTTGGATTCACAATAATATTAATCAATTTATTTCAACAGTAAAAGACATACTTACTAATAGAGCGGTCAGAGAACATACAGCATATATTGTAGCAGTATCTGAATACGAAGCCAAAGTTATTGCCAATGAAATTAATTTCCCACTTGATAAAATTGTTGTTATTCAAAATGCAATTGAGATGATAACTCCAAACTTAAATAAATTTGATAATATTGATAAGGTTAAAATCATTCATGCCTCTACTGCAGAACGAGGTATGGGGGTTCTTCTTGATGCAATTCCATTTATAGAAGAGGATTTTGAATTAAATATTTTTAATGATTTTTATCCAGACATAAATAGTTTATATAATAGAAAATCTATTGATGACCCAAGAGTAAATTTTTATGGCAAAACTCCTAGAAAAACTGTTTATAAATTTTTTGCAGATTCACACATACATGCCTATCCATCTACATATCCAGAAACATCTTGTCTGACACAAATGGAAGCATTGTCTGCTGGTTGTTATACTGTACATACAAATTTGGGGGCATTACCAGAAACATCAATGGGTCACGGAGTTATGATACCATTTGATGAACTTACACCACAAAGATATGCAGAAGAATTAACAAAAGCAATTAGGCAAGTAAAAGAGCATGGCTATAATTATATCAAACAAGTTCAGGATATTCAGGATAATTTTACTTGGGAAAAGGCTAAAGAACGCTGGCTTGCTTTTGATGCAATTCTTTAGTATAATTGTATTGAGGTAAATATGGAATATGTATTGGTATCTGCAATAACTATGACAATCATGTTTGTTTTTTTTAAAAACATTAATAAATTAGATACTGATATGCCTAAGCCAACGCATTTGAGACAAAGCAATGCTTTTGTTAAAATTAATAAAGAAAAAGAAAAAGTTTTAAAACCAAGACAATCTTTAGATTTTTTAAATAAACGTTTAAAAAAAATAATGTTTATAGAAGATAATGCTTATTGGATTGATAATAATGTTGTATACAAAGCAAAAACAAATAATGATGAAATTGATAATAATACTGTAGAAAAGGTTGACACAATGACCATGAATAAGGTAGAATTAGATAAGATGATTTTTATTATTGAAAAACTTACAGAAAGAAATTAAAATGATAGTTGGAATTCAAGGAAGTAAAAACTTCAATGATTACAATGTATTCCTAAGAGCAATGGGGGTGGCTTTGTCTAGCCTACCCGAAGGTGATGTAGATATTCTTGTTGCATCTGCTGGACCGTTGAACATTAATAATATGGGTATGGAGTTTGTAAATATTTCTGAACGTAGCCTAAAGGCTCGTGGTATTAAAATTAAACTAATAAAGATTCCACCAAGTTGGATTAAGGAAAATATTCACGATATTGAATACTTTGCTTATTTTAGTAAACCAAAAGAGCCAGTGTCTGACTTGGTAGACCTGGCTGAAGCAAAAGATATTGAAGTTGGCGTTTATCGCTACTGATAGAAAGTTGATTATGTTAATTAAATCACTAGAGAAGATGGAACAAATTGTAGAAAACAATAAGTTTCTGTCGTGGGATGGCTGGACAGTTTTAGAACTAATAAAGTCTGATATGGCTTGGATGAAACCAAATGCTAAGTTCATTAACAACGCATGGTATATTGCTAATTGTTTTGATGTAACTACCGATGGCTGGAATATACCTGCTAGTTTGGTAAAGAAGAATGCCAAATGAAAATTGGAAAGATGAAGCCTTATGTAAAGGTGACGATGTTAATCTATTCTTTGATACTTATGAAGAAAATATTGAAGTCAGAAAAGAAGTAGATTCATTATGTTCTATTTGTCCAATGGCTCGCATGTGTTTTGCAGTTGGAGTATCTCAAAAAGCCTATGGTGTTTGGGGTGGAGTTTATTTGGACAAAGGAAAAGTGTCTAGAGAATTTAACAAACACAAAACAAAGCAGGACTGGGCAAACACTTGGCAGTTTATAACAAATGATAGAGAGTACTAATGTATACTAAAAAAATGTCTGATGCATTTCATGCTATTGAAGCACCTGAAAATTTTGGTGTTAAAGTGTTTGATGCAGATAATTTTATAACAATTTTAATCGCACCAGAACAATTGTTAAAATTGGATAAAAGTGGAGAAAAAAAGGCTATTGCTTATGTTCAAAAAGTTAAAAAAACATTTGAAAAACATGGTGCAATTGTTCACATAGTTAGACCACCAATAGAGAAAGATAAAAAATGAATTTGATTAACATTTCAATATTTTCAGTACTATTGGCTGCTATTTTTTATTTTATTTATTTAAGTATTAGGTATAGATTGCAAAGAAATAAATTATTTATTATTGCTAATAATTTGAATAATGAACTATTTTTGCAAAATAATAAAATAACAGAACTTGAAAAACAAATAGAACATTTAAATTTAAAAGAATCTGATGGATTTGTTAAGTTTCTTTCAGCATCTCGTGACTGGGCATTTGAGTACATTGAAGAAGTTCAAAAAGTTCTTGTTGAATTTGATAAAGAAGTTGCACCAGAACTTGAATGGTCTAAAACTTTTGGCATGGTTCTTGGTGAAACAACACATACATTAGTTTTAAAAAGAATTTCCGAGGCATACGACAAACTAAAGTTAGTCTTGCCAGAGAATACAGAAACGCCTAATAACTAGGCATTAAACAAGGAGAAATAAAAAATGAGTACAACTCAACTAAAGGCTCTGTTCGCATCATATTTGCGTAGCATCCTATCCGCAGTAGCAGCACTATACTTGGCTGGCGTTACAGACCCAAAGACTCTTGCATGGTCATTGGTTGCTGCATTGCTACCAGTTGTAACAAGGGCACTAAATCCAAAGGACAAGGCATTTGGTATTGTTCCATCTGTTGAAGTTGTTGCAGAGGCTCTTAAGGATGTCAAGGTAACAAAGGCACCAGTTAAGAAAACTGTTACAAAGAAGTAGTCTAACTATCCTGGGTATGATTAAAAACTGCCCACCTAATAGATATGGTATAATAGGACAATGGAAAATTTACTAGAACAATTAAGAACCCTACTGGCAGATAACGTTGCCCTTAAATTTAAAGCACACGGATATCACTGGAACGTAGAAGGGCACGACTTTTCACAATACCACAAATTTTTTCAGAAAATCTATGAAGACTATGACGCTGCAACAGATACTTATGCAGAATGGCTTCGCATACTAAAACAGTACGCACCATACAGACTAACAGATTTTTTTGACATGTCAACAGTTCCAGAACCAGTAATTGTTGGCGAACCACAGGCTATGCTGCATGACCTGTATCTTTCAATTGAGGCACATATAGAAGCCTTGGTGATTGCAGGTGGTCTTGCAACAGAAGCAAAACAATATGGATTGGCAAATTTCTTTGCTGACCGTCAAACAGCCTCGCAGAAATTCTGCTGGCAAATTCGTGTAAGTCACGAAATGGAAATGGAGATGAAAAACTAATGCCTTATTCAGTAGGAGCACAAGGTTCAAATGGATGTTCAGGATATCCAGTAGTAAAAGAAGGTGGCGAAGTAATGGGATGCCACAAGACAGAAGCAGATGCAACAGCACAAGTTCGTGCTTTATACGCTGCAGAAGCAGACAAGGCTGATAGTCCTAACAGTGTTAATCCATCATCAACGGCAAATCCGACATATCCAAATGTTGGAGTAAAAACACCAACATCTATGCGTGGTGGAAAGAAAGTTAAAATTCGTAAACCAAGAATGCAGGGTGGCAATGGTGCTAACTCTTCTGGTGCAGTTTCTAGTGGTGGAACATCCATTAGTGCTATGTACAAAGCAGAAAGAATTGTCGAAGGCGATTATGTAATGGGATTAACAACAGAAGGTGCTATTGTTGGTCTTGTTGAGCATGTTATGACTGAGGGTGGCGTTTATGGTGTTGCAGGAACAGAATACGCTATTCAATCTACCCCAGAAAATCCAGCAATGGCTGTTAGAATTTATGAGTATGAGGAAGATGAAGACAACTGGTGTCCAACAGCGTATTCAATTGGAATGCTAATGTCTGATGCACATAAAATTGAAGAACTTGATGTAGAGGTTCAGGAGCCAGAAGATGGTATGCCAGAAATGGACATGGAAGAAATGTATAAGGCTGATGGATATTCTCCAACTGCTGGAATGAAATCCGCTGCTGCTCGTGCTCTTAAATGGAAAGCAGATGGCAAAGCAAATGGTGCAGGAACTCCTGTTGGCTGGGGTAGAGCAAGAGATATTGTAGCAGGTCGCTCAATGTCACTTAGCGTGGTCAAAAGGATGTATTCGTTCTTCTCTCGTCACGAGGTAGATAAAAAAGGTAAAGACTTTAACAACACAAGTAACCCAAGCAACGGTAGAATTATGTGGGACGCTTGGGGCGGTGACGCTGGATTCTCTTGGAGTCGTGGCATTGCAACTAGAGAAGCAGATAAGGCTTTGTTTGCTGATTTTGGTAAAGATTATTCTAGAGATGAAATGTCCGTATCTAAGGGTGGCAGTGTTGGTAGTATGGTTTCCTGGAATTCTTCTGGGGGTACAGCAACAGGAAAGATTGTTAGAATTATTAGAAATGGTAAGTACAATGTTCCAAACTCAGATTTCTCAGTAACAGGAACACCAGAAGACCCTGCCGCAGTTGTCAGAGTATATAAAGATGGTAAACCAACAGATACACTTGTTGGACATAAACTTAAGTCTCTTAGAGCCAATT